GTACTTCTACATCAACAAACAATGTACCCTCGCTTGTGTTTAGTACATTACCTAAACCACTTGGTATATTACAAAAATCTTCTGTCCTTGTAACTGCACTTCCGCTTGTTGGTATTAGGCTTGTAGCATGGCTTCCCGCTTCTAATTGAACACCCCATATAGCAACCTTATTTGTACTACCGCTAAATGTAGGCTGTAAGTCGATATGTGTCCTTGTTGCTGTTGTGGTTATTGTTCTTGTTGCTCTTACCCAATCACTACCTACATCTCCAAATGCAGGAGAAGGCGCACCACTACCTTCATCTCCTACATCTACATTACCTCCTGTTAAATTACCGTCTATATCTTTAATGTAAAAAGAAACGGTATAAGTTGCTGCTGCAATACTAAAGCCTGTTAATCTTATTAACGAACCACCACTTTCTGTTAATTCAATTATTCTAACAGTACCACCATCAGGTGCTGTTGTTGTATCAGTTAATAAAGTCCATCTACTTAAAGGGTCAGTCCAATTTGCTCCTGATGGGTCATTAGATTGTAGTATGTTGTTAGTCCTTGAAGGTTCTAAAAGTAGATGTGGGTCTTGTGGATTGTCAAAGTCATAATTTAACCTTGCTTGGTCTGCAACTACGCTTTCTATAAGTCCGTCTTTATTTACTCTTGTAGCATCTGCATCTACTGATACTGTAAAATCACCATCTCCATTATTAGGCACAACAGAATACAGCTTATCATCTGCTGCTTTATATCCGCTTGGTATTTGTACTAAACTTGCTTTTTGGTATAAACTCATTATAATATATTTTGTAAATTCTTAATTATTCCACTAGTGCCTTCTGCTACACCACCATCTAAAGTAACTCTTGCGCTAAAGTCTATTGCGTTTCCTATTGCGTTTGTGTGTATTGTTTGTGCAGCTTCGTTTATATAACCTGCACCGTTTGTAATCTGATTGTTATTTGTTACGTTGGTAGCGTTTTCTGCAATACCTGCTAATTTAGTACTTGATGTGCTGTCAAAACTAATCTTAGCATTGTTAGTAGATATATCAGTAGCTTGCTGTGATGTTATACCTGTCTTTGCGTTGTTTGTAGCTACATCACTTTCAATAGTATCTAAATCTACTGCTTGCGTTACGCTAATAAAACCAACCTTTGTACTATCTCCACTTGGATACGAGTTTTTAGAGTTGTTAGTAACAATATCAGCAGCCTGTTGTGTGGTTATTCCTACCTTACTGTTATTAGCAGTTATGTCTGATGCTTGCTGTGTAGTAATTCCAACCTTTGATGTGTTTGCTACAATAGCGTTAGCCTGTTCAGTAGTTATACCTGTCTTGGCTGTGTTAGCTACTATCGCATCTGCTTGACTTGTTGTAATGCCAACCTTTGTATTATTCGTACCTATATCGCTTGCTTGCTGTGCGCTTATGGTTGTTGTGTCTCCTGCTAAAGCTGTTGTAGATGTTGTACCTAATTGTAATAAAGAAGTATCTCCTTCTAATGCCGTACCTGCACTTGTACCTAGCACCATACTAACTTTTGCGTTGTTAGCTGTTATGTTAGATGCCTGTGTAGACGTAATGCCTGTTTTTAGCGTGTTTGCTGCTATTTCAGATGCTTGTGTGGTAGTTATACCCACTTTAGCGTTATTCGTTGTTACATCGCTTTCTATTGTGTCTAAGTCAACAGCCTGTGTAACACTTATAAAACCTACTTTTGTGCCATCAGCAGAAGGGTAAGTATTTTTAGCATTGTTAGTTGTTATGTCGCTAGCTTGTTGAGTTGTGATACCTACCTTAGAATTGTTAGTAGCTATATTGCTTTCCATCGTATCAAGGTCAACAGCTTGGCTAACCGATATATGTCCTAGCTTTGTAAGATTTGCAGCAGTTGTATATTTGTTTGTACCCTCGCCTATATCGTCAGTATCAAGTACTACTGTTCCTGTTTGGCTGTTTACACTACTTACAGCAGTTGCACCGCCTGCTCCTATATTTGAACGTATAGTAGCCTTATCGGTTTCAGAGATTGATGTAGCAGAAACTAAACCGCTTGTAACATTTGCAGTATCTGTAACATCCGCACTACTCTCTATTCCTGCAAGTTTTGTAGCATCAGAAGATGGATAAGAGTTTTTAGCAGTATTAGCTACTATTGCACTTGCTTGGCTACTTGTTATACCTGTTTTTGCTGTATTAGCAGCTACCGATGTGTTAGCAGATACTTTAGCATCTGTATAATATTCATTACTACCTTCTGCTATGTTAGAAGTTGTTAGTGTTACAGCACCTGTTTGAGAGTTTACACTTGTAACAGCATTAGGTACATTAGTAAGACCTGCACCACTACCTACAAAAGCATTGGCAGTAACAGTAGCAGTAGCAACTATATTACCGCTATTGTCTAGCGTAACACCTGTGCCATTGCCTTTACCATCCGTTATTTCTTTTGCAGTAGCAGATACCTCTGTGTTATCAGTTGTTTTTAATAACGCTTGATAAGTTTGGTTTATTTGCTTGCCTTCTAATGTTGTACCCATTTAGAAACTTTTTTAACTTTACTAAATTCTTTTCTTTTGGTTTATACATTCTCATAAAACCCACCCATTAAATAAACTATCCTTGTCAGGGTAAATATCATCATCTGTGTTGCTCTCATATTCAGGGAACAAATTACTGTTAAATGACATATGGTCTATAAATCTTGTAGTGTAATACTCTGCTAAATTTCTTTCCTTTTGTATAATAAAATCAACTTCGTCTTTACTTGGTGTTTCAGAGTTTTCGCTTGTGTGCTTAAATAGTCCACCGTTTTTAAGTTGATATGCTGAATAAGGTAAATACTCTACTAAAGCAAAGTGTATAAGCATAGGCGCAAGGTACTCATCTACTAAAGTCAAATAATTGCCTGTTAGTGTACCTGCAATAATATCAGCTTGTAATTTGTCATACAATTTACTTCCTGTATAGTTTCTTACGTGAACCTCTTGGGCTATCTTAATAAACTGTATAAACTTATCAGTATCTACATTACCATCAATGATACTGTTTTTTACAAGGTCTGTTCTGTTTATAAATAATGCTGTTGCCATATCTAGTTTTTAAATCCCATTTTGTTCCAATAAGCTGCTGTATAGCCTTTGTACTTCATATCTTTAGGAGCAACAGGTACTTTCTGTGCGTTAGTTTCAGGCTTAAATCCTTGACTTTTAGCTTCTGTTGTACTAATTACATTTCCTAGACTTTTAGAGCCTTCCTTGCGTGCGTAAATACGTCTAAACCATTTGTGATTGCATCTCGCTCCACCCTTATAAAGCCATACAGAATAAGTATCAGAACCACCTTTGCCAAAACCTGAATTAACAACTTTGTCAGTCATAGCGTTTATATCTTCTTTACGATATACCTTTTTAGCACTTACCATTTTCTTGCAAAACTCCCTAGATGTGTCTTTAGTCTTTGCAGGATTATACATATATCTAACTAAATATGTTTTGTCCTCTTGACCTTTTTGCTTAGACTTTCCGTCTTGGTCGCTCTCACGGTATGGCTTTGCGCTTCCTGTACTAGCTAACTCGGTTTGTTCGTTTAACTCTTTTATCTTTTGGTTTAGGTCATCGTCATTGTCATAGTCTACTTCTTGTTCGTCTATAACCTCAAAGTCCTTTAGTAGTTCTTCTTCGTCTTGTCCTAAGTCTATAAGCGCATCAGCAATATCTGTGTCTACAAACTTGTCTAAATCACTTGCTAACTTTACACCTGTTTCTTCTTCTTGTGTTTCGTCATCAATAAGTTCTTTGTCGATGTCTATAAACTCTAACGGTTGTAGTGTTTTGAAGTATAGGTTAAGAGATATATCGTTGTATGCTAGTATTTTGTCAAACGCTTCTATTAGCAAGTTCTGAAATGGTTTAATAACCAAGTTCATCATTAGCTTTGTAGCTGTTTCTAATTCCTCTGCGTTGTTTCCAAGCCCTGTGTTGTCTTTAATACCTAAAAGCATAGGAGACACTACCCTGTGTGCTACAAGTATCTTACGACTGCTCTCATCGCTTAAAAACTGATACTGATTATGTGCATCGCTTAATTGTACAGGGTCTATTGTAGCTGCTGTTTCAGGGCTGTCGTTAAATGATAGTATAAACTTACCTGCATTACTACTACCTGAAAACTTATCATAGATACGTCTTTCAATCATCTCCCTTTCTTCTGCACTTGGTGTGCCTGAATTAAAGTTAATAAGCATTGATGGGCTAAGACCTGATTGTATGTTATTTATATGAAAGTTAGATATTTCTTCTTCTAGGTCTGCATACTGTAAACCACCTTGATAGTCAGGGGTAGCATAGTACTTGTATCCTGCTCTGTAAGGCTTAACGTAAACAATTTCGATAGCTTCATTACTCATACCAAAAGCAGGTATACGCTTGACTTGGTTAATACGATTGTATTTAGCCCAATCACTAGAATAGTAATATGCTTCTATTTCTCCTTTATCGTTGCACTTTTCAGCAGCTAATTGTTCAACAGGTATATGCTCAACCCTTGCTATCTTTTTTCTGTCTTTGCTATAAATTACTTGCATACTACATTGCCCAAACAATTTAAGGTCTGCACACAACTTGCGTAAACAATCTTTATGCAGTAGTGTAATAGCTTGTGCGTATGCATCGGGCTTCTTGTTGCTGTCAGTAGCATCTAAACCTTTGCCGTATATCATCTCACTTATACCGTTTATAACAGCGTTATTTGTAGGGCTACCATTATAGCGGTCTATTAGGTACTGAAAGTAAGAGTTTTTATCTCCGTATGTTACAAAAGCCTTATTCTTCTTTTCTTCAATAGTAGGGCTTACATAGTTAGATAATGTTAATGCGTGTATCATAGTACTATATAATTATTGTCAAATGTATTGTTTGACTTGTATTCGTTTTTGTTTACAGAGTAGTGCTTGTTTTGTGTTTGGTCTACATCTTGGTCTGTGCAGAATATTCTATCTCTATAAACAAGTAAAGTTATACCTGTGTCATCGTTCCAAAGTTTTTGCTCTAACTGAAACTGTGTAAGGTTTTGACCGTATACATCAGGGTCTCTAGTAAATTCTAAATCATAAAACCTACCTTCTACTAAAGTAAATGCGTGTGATAGTGTAATAAAATCCCCGCTTTGAGTAAAGGTAACATCAGTAACGGTAGCAATATTTGTAGTATCATCCCTTATAATCATAGCTGCCTCTGTGTAGTATAATCTTGGAATAAACTTAATTGTTTGTGCGTTCGTACTTGTTGTAAGTATTCTCATATAAGTATAACGCTAAAATGTATGAATTTGTAATAAAAAAAGAGGAGTGCTATTGCACCCCCCTCTATCATAATAAAAACAAAACTATACTCTTTCTATGCAAATATATAAAAAATATATTAAGCAGGAGTAATAGGTGTAGTAGCACTTATGTCAGGCACAGTTGCAAAGAATGGCGGATTAACCTCACTAGCTACTGCTGTAAGAGTAAACCCTTGTAAATCTCCTGCTGCTGCTCCTGTTACAATAGTACCACCTGTAACCTCTGCACCGTTGTCTTTTCCTACTAGCAAGTACTTTGTAGTACCTGTGCCATCGGGATATAGTTCAACGACATAGTGCGCTCTACCTCTGTTTAAGAGTTTTATCTCCTCTTGTGTTGCAACATCTAAGTTTTGAAAAGTAATATTTAGTGTACTTTCATAAAAAGTAGTACCATTTTCTCTGCTTGATGTTACGCTTGTCTCTAAAGATGTTTGACCACCTTTTACTTCAAACTTGAAAAATTCAGCACTTGCATCAGTTGGTAGTGTTACCGTTCCTGATGATGGGCTTAACGCTGCTACAACTGCGCTATAATCAAGTATGTATACATTTTTGATACCTGCGTAAGCTGTCTTACAGCCTATGCCTCTACCTTTTGTTATTGCACAACTCATATTTATTTATTTAATAAAAAAGGGCAGGTAGGATATTCCTAGCCCACCCCTTTTATGTTGGTTAATATTAACTTAGCAATACAATATCAGAACCGATACCATACTGAATACCTGCTGTATAGCGCATAACTACACGAACATTTTGCGAACCGTCTAGGTCAGCCATATCAATAACTTTAACCTCGTTACGGTCATCTAGTAGACCTGTACCAAAGAAAAGGTTAGATGCTTGTGCGGCAACTGCTGTGTTATCTCCTAGTCCACCTGTTGTAAACAATTTGATACCTTGAAAGTTCATTTCAGTTTGTCCTACGTTATAAAGTTCTCTATAACCTAGTGCAGCTTGTGCAGAGATATAAGCCTTAGCAATGTTTTGTGAAATATAGATAGTTAAATCTTCTTTTCCATATACACCGCTTGGGATAGCATCTACAACTGCACCTAACTTAGCTACAACATTTGTAGCATCAATAGCACCACCTGCTGCAACATCTACAACTGTACCATCTCCTGATAATTCAGTAGTAAAGCCATTAAATGAACCTTCTCCTGCACTACCTGACCAAATAGATACTTCTGTTGCCTTAGCAACTTCTGCTGCTACTCTTGCAATAACATAGTCAGAGAATAAAGGAGGCAATTCATCAAAAGCACTAAAGCCCATTTGAGCAGCTTCCCAATCAGCGTGTAGTTCTTTCTTACAAATCTGTAAGTTTACTTGCAACTCTGTTGGAGTAAGTACTTTTTCTGTTAGTGTAAGTCCTGATGTAGTGCTGTCAAAATCACAGTCAGCAGAACGTACTAGGTCAGTAAACGCTCCTACTTTCATAGCAGCTTTATATTTGATGTTAGGAAGGATAGTAATTGCTCCTTCATCTAAAGTTTTAGCAGATAACAAGGCAGCACCTAGATACTTCCCTGCAAACTCTCCACTGTAACTTGAATTTGTAATTGTTGGGTTTGGCATTTTTATTTATTTTTAGTTGTTAATTTTAGACATTACCTTGTCAAGTGTGCTTAATCTTCTGTTTTGTGCAAACTTAACTCCGATATTGTTATTTTTTTGTTCAGGATTATGAGCAATAGGCTCGGCAGCAGGTTCAGACAATTCCTCTTTTACTTCTTTCGGTAATTCCTCTGATAACTCTACTTCTTTTTCTTCACTCATTTCTTCTTTCTTCATATCTTCAATCATAGCTTTGATTTCTGATACTGCTTCTGCTAGTTCTTCTTTAGTAACATAGCCTAATTCTTCTTCAGCCTCTACTTCATCTTCAGTAGTTTCTTCATCAGTAGCTTCTTCGTCTAGGTCTTTGATTTCAGCAATAATGCCTTCTTCTGCTACTACTAGCATCTTACCATCTTCCATAGTGTAATCGCCAACAGGCAATGCTACTTTGTCATCTTCGGTAACTATAAATATTTCGTTTCCTGCTTCAAACGCTTCTGCTTCTAGCACAGTACCGTTCTCTAGCTTTGCAGTTGCTAGTTCTACCTTCTCTTGGGCTTCAACATCATTAACAATGTCAGTAGTATCTTCGCCTAGATAGGTTTTAATTTTGTTTAACATTTCGGTTGCTTTCATATAACTATAACTATTTATTTAACTTATTTTACATTTTTAAATTTTACCAATGCCTTGATTGATGAGTTTACCTTTACAGCATTTTGTACTGTAAGTATCTTTGTCTGCACATAAACATCCTCGTTTACTGCTTTTAGGGCTTGTGTGTGATGGTGTCAAAAATCTTTTTAACATTTGCCTTGTCCTTTATATTTTTTCTTATATAGTTTACTGCCTTTTATACTTGACATTTTAGTTTTAGCGTGTACACCCTTTCTTTTTACTTTAGGTTTTACTATATGCGCTACTTCTATTCTTTTAGCCATTACTTAATAGGAATACAATTAGGTACTAACTTACCATCCTTCTCCTTCATACCGTATTGTCTATATCCTGCTGTGCAAGGCTTTTCTAATTTGTGTTGCTCACAAGGCATAAACCAAGTCTTACCCTCATACTCGTGTTCGTGATAACTCTCACAGCCTATGTCCTGTGCTGCTTTTATTGCTAGTTCTTTAGTTGCGTAAGCTAATCTATCATCTATAATAGCCATACTGTCGCTTACTACTTCACTTGCTAACTCTAACAACCCTAATTCTTTTAGTTTACTCTCTGACCATCTCTTGGCAGCTTTACCACCCCACAGTAAGTAAGATATAGTACCACAAGCTTTAGTATCTCCTTCATCGTAATACTCCTCTGCTCTTGACAAGTAGGAGTACATACGTTTTATGGTGTTTTCGCTAATAGGTTTGCCCTGTGCTAATTGTTGCGCTCGTATCTTACCAACGTCAGTTGCACATTTGTTGTTTATTTCTTTGTTTAGGTCTATGCCTCTTTGTGCGTTATTCTTTACAGCATCAGGATAGTCAGAGTAGCTTTCTAGTTCTTCTTTCTTACCATCCTTATAGCGTTTGTCATCTCTTACTATTCTACGGATATAAGACAGCATATCTTGTGCTTCTTCTTCTTCAAAGTCATTTAAAGGCTCTTTAGGTCTTTCCATCTTATCAATGAAATAGCCTTCTATTGAGAAACCTTTTACTTTACCTGTCTTTACATAGTCATTCCAAACTTCATCGTTGTTTACTTTGACTACACCCATCCAAGTACCCACAGGTACGTTTAAGCCATACTTCCTTGACTTGTCGTGTGTTTCATCTTCTACTAGCCAACTCTCTACTAGCGTAAGCCCATTTAGGCTGTGTTGGTGTTCTAGTGTGCTGTTGTTCTGATTGCCTTTCATAAGGTACATTTCAGCAGCCTTACGGATAGTGTCTTTAGAGAAGTAAATATAATACTCATCTTCTCCTTTACGTCTGTATATAGGTTTGTTAGGAATAAGCAATGCACCTACTAATAGTTGTTTGTCTATTTGTGCTAGTTGTACTTCTTCGTTTTTTAGTGCAATAAAATCCTCCTCAATAGCAGGGTTTTCTACAATAGAGATAGCCTCTATACCCTCTACACTATTTTCATCTAAAATAAGTTCGACTATCCTCATATAACTATAACGTTTATTTTTTATATTTTACTATATTGATGCGCCCTCTACTATATTACGCTCTAAACTTTGTGCAGTTGTTACGTCTTGTGATGTTACAAACGCTTTAATAGGCTGTTGTGTTTGCCCTGCTATTGTTTCAGCTAATTGGTTTCCTGCTCCTGCTCCTACTATGTTAAATGCAGGGGGTGCAGATGTGGGTGCGCTTGGTCTTGCTATTGATGGTGTGCTTCCCCCTGCTCCTGCTGCTGCTGCTGCTTGTTTAGTTGCTCCAATAGCACTTTTTACTCCTGATATAATTCCCGCACCTGTTGCGATTGCAGATATTATAAAAGGTATATTCCAAGGTGGTGGTGCTGAATTAGCAGCCTTACTAACAGAACTACTAACCTCAACCCCTGCTTGTGCGCCTGTTACTGCTGCATCTGACAATGCTTTTTTAGCGTTTGCAATTTGCGACTTGGCATTTAAAATAAACTCTTGTGCAATTAAAAACTGCTTCGCTAAAAGTGCTGCTTTACCTATGGCTGTTTCTTTATTTGTTAAGCCTATTATGGTGTCAACAGTTTGCATTTTTGACGCTCGTTTTTGCTGCTCCAATTGTTCTTCCAACAGGGCTTGTTTAGTTTTTTCAGCTAATTCTTTTTCCTTACGTTCTTTTTCGTCTAAAGCCTCTTGGTCTTTAATAGCTTTTAGTGCAGCAGCTTCCTCTGCTTTTAACGCTATTGTTTGAGATGTTACCTCTTTCTGTTTTGTTAGCTTGGCAGTTTCTAATCTAATTACTTCTGCTTCTAATTGCGCTGCTTCCTCTAAATCTGCCTTTGTTGATAAGCCTAACTCATTTTCACGTTGCTTTGCTTCTAATCTTAATTTAGCAGCTTGTATTTCTTTGTTTGTTATTTCTTCTTCTAACCTACCTGCTTCTTCTAAAAACTCAATACGTTGCTTCGTTGTAAAGTTCTCCTTATCTATTGCTTGTTCTAAAAGTTCTGCACGTTTTCTGTCAGCTTCTGCTCTTTCTACAATTAAATCTCTTTGTAGTTTTTCTGCTTTTGCACGTTGGTCGGCTATCTGTCCTGCTATAATTGCTTCTTCTTTAGCTGCTTTAGTTAAGTCTTTTGTTGCTTTAACAAGATTAACAGTACCTTTAACAAGTAATTCAGTTACTATAACAGTTGGGTTTAGTCCTCTATTGAAAGCTATAACACCATCTTTAGCATCTGTTAATGCACCTTTTAAATCTCCCTTAAATACTTTAGCTATTGCACGCCCTAAAAGACCAAATCCTTCAATAGCTAAATTAATTCTATCTAAAACAAATCCTTTTATAGTAGATGCAAAATCTTGAATTGCTTTTTTTGGATTTGTAAAAACCTCTATTATAGATGTGCCAAGATTTGCTAACCTGTCAAGTAATTCCCCTGTAACAGCACTTATCTGCGATAGTATTTTAGCATATTTATTTTGACCTTCTTCACTTCTTACAAACGCTTGTTGTATTGATGTTATTACTAATAATAATGCGCCCAAACCTGTGGCAGCTATAATAACCCTCAAAGACTTAAAACCTTTTATTGCTGTTTTTACAGAAGATGTTAATGCTTTAAATCCTGTGATTGCACCGCCTGTTGCTTTGTCTAAAGATGAAGATAACTCACTAACACTATCATTAGTTTTGTCAGTTTCCTCTCCTGTCTTTTTTATCTCTTTTTTTAGTTCTTCAATTTCAGCTAAAGCCTTATCTGTTTTTGCAACTAAATCTACTACTACTACTTCTGCCATTTCGCTTCTCTTTTAATTTTTTTACCTGCACCCATTAAACCACTTGGTAAATGATACTTACCTTGTGCTATACGGATGTTCTCTGTTTCGCCTTTTGCTAACTCTAATAAGTCTAGTATATTCTTTATCATAGGTCGTTTAATAGTTCTATGTTGCTTTCCCCTGTTAGTAGGTTTGTGCTTATGCTGTTTATTTTGTATTGGTTTCCTGCTACTATAAACCTATCCCCTAAACTATAATTAAGTAAGATACGCATAGGTAAATAAGCCTTTAGTTTTGTTAATCTTTGCTTGGTGTTAAATACACTTGCTATGTAGTTAGAATAATAAACTGAAAATAATGTGTCTGCAAAATCTGTATCTCCTGACCATTCACTACGCTCCCTATTAAAGTTTAGTTGAAAGTCATTAGTGGCTGAATTGTTACTGACACTATTAAAGGGCAGGTTTACTGTTGTTAAATTTTTGTGGCTTGTAGCTACGTTATCAGCGTTTACGGCATCAACAAAAGATATATCCCCTGTATTAACTAGTATAGGATAAAACAACAAAGGGCTGCCTAAATAAGCATTTTGGCTTTTGTCTACGTTATAACCCCATTGTATGTTTAACTGTGAACCATCATCAACATCGTTTAAACGCTCATATAGTAAATGACCAAACGGTAATTCAACCTTATATAATTGACCTGCTAAATCTTTTTCCTCTGCATTGTAAGATATCTTACTCCAATCCCTGTTGTTTAGTTCGCCAAACTTATTAGCTAAAAAGGTCTTTGTGTCTTTAAACTTAAATTCTATTTCTCTATACGGCAGGGCTACGTCTACCTTGCTACTATTCACATCTACAAACTCTGTTATGTCGTATGTGTCTGTGCCTGTATAGAAGTCATCTAATGGCTTTACTTGTATTACACCGTTTACCACAAAAGCTGTAAGATTAAACGTCTTAAATAGCCCTGTAAGAAAGTCTAGTATTTTAATATCAGGTATTTGCTTGTTTACGTTAAATGTAAATGCTGCATTTGTTGTGTAGCTGCCTGTTGAATAGCTTATTGATACAGGGCTTTCAAAGGGTTCTTCATATTCAGCACTCCAAACAATACTTGTAAAAGTTATCGATGCTGCTGCTGTTATAAATACAGTATAATCTCCATCGCCTATCTCAAAATCTCCACTAAAGCCATTTGCTGTGTGGTTTTCTGTTATGCCTGTTTCATAGTATATACTTGTACCGTCTTTGAATATTTCAACGTCATAACTCGTAGCACTTGCAGTTGATAATGTTAATTCAAACTCATTCCAAAAACTTAAAGGTACACCTGCGGACACTGTAAATTTAGTTGCGGTAATTGAATAATCCCCATCATCACTTAGTGTCCAACCATCTACTTGCGTTTCAAACGCTGCTGTACTTCCTGATAAATCTTCTACTTTGCCGCTTTTTCTATGAAGCCACATAAATAAATGGTCAAACTCTGTAATGCTTGTATTTTTAAAAAAGTCAGTAGAAAAAGAAAGCCCAAAGTCTGTTTCTATTTGCTCTATAATTTTATTTACTCTAATAGCGTATTTTAACTCATTCCACTTTACACCGTGTATGTGAACTCCAGCACCACCGTGCCAATGCAAATTGCCATCATCTAGTATATCTGCTCCTGTGTCATAGTATAATCTTTGGCTGTGTGTAATTAATGGTGCTATAATATGGTTGCTACTGCTCTCTGCTGTTGTGAGTTTAGTTTCAACTGTTGCAGCAAGATACGTTAGATTGTATGCTGTTAGGTCAAGGTCTGATAATTTCTTTTCCCCTAGCTTGTCTTTTAAGTCTACAATATCCCCAAAGAATGTTATGCGATATGTATGTGGTTTGTTGTTCTTTTAAGTCTACTCCTTCTAGTTTTATCTTACCTGTTCTAAATGGTATGTTGTTTAGTTCAATAGTAGCTGTTACTTTTTTACGTGCATCAAAACCATTTGTAATATCAAAGTTATAGTAGTGCTTAAATATCTTGTTGTTGGTTTTAGAAGCAGGTACACTAAACGATTGTGTAAAGGCTGTAAATACCTTATCAATGTCTTTTACATTTTGGATGCTGTCAGTTATTGTAACACTTTCGTCTTTGAATAACTCAAGCCTTTGCCCTTCTATGTATAATTGTATAATCACTATCTTACTGTGTTTATCTTGTCAAACGCATAATCAAAGTCTACTGTGTATTGTACAAGTCTATCATTAAGGCTTGTTTTGTATGTTACACTTTGTGTCTTTGGTATTACTGCTAATACTGTTTCTAGGTTGTTGCTATCAGGAGCAGGATTGTCTAGTCTAGTAAGCCACACTTGCTCTGACATCATAAGCTGCTTTATTACTTCGTTGTAATCTTCAGATATATAGTTGGTATTTAGTGTGATACTTTCCTTTCCTAGTTTGTTGTATTGTGCTACCTGTGGCTTGTAGGTGTCGTATGTTAAAGTGCTAAAGTCCACTGCATTTGCCTTGTATGTTTCTCCTGTGGTGTTTAGGCTCTCTATGCTTTTAAGGCTAAAGTACATATCTTGTAATGCACCAAACTTATTTATAAATGTAACTTTGTAAGGCTCATACTTTGAGCAAGGCTCTGTGCTTATTTTAACGACTTGTG